TACTCCGTTTACAGCACCTGTAGCAGAAACACTACCAAGTTCTTCTGTAGGCTTCTCTTCTAGCTCGTTTACTTCACCTGTAGCAGATACACCTGTTAGTGTTAGAGATGATGCTGCGTGTAGTACAAGTGTACCTAGTGAGCCTGTGGCTGAAACACTCAGTAAAGCTTCACTTGTTTTAGCTTCTACTGTTCCTATTGCACCAGTTGCGGATACGCTACCCAGGCTTTCGGATATGTCAATCTCAAAGCCACCAGCAGATACTGCTTCTATAGAACCTGTTAGTGCGTTTTGTGTTACAGGAACACGATTTACACTCTTTACATCTAGTCCTGCACCGTTTAGTGTAAATGTACCTACAACGCCAGTAATGTTTGGTGCTAGATTAACTTGTACTGAGCCTACAGCACCAGTTGCAGAGACACTTAGTAGAGCTTCACTTGTCTTAGCTTCTACTGTTCCTAATGCACTTGTTCCAGCTACGCCCGTTAGTGTTCTTGATACATTTAATACACCATAACTAGATGCACCATATACACCAACACCGAACTTAGCTGTAGCTGCAACGACTGCCATAACTTACCTCTTAGGCAATACGTATTACTGCGTTAGATGCATCTGCTGCTGGGAACTCAATAGTTAAATCACCTGCTGTAGCACTGACTGTACCACCAAAGTCAATCACACAGATAGCTTTATTAGAAGCTGAAGAGTTGTAAATAATACAACCTGCTGCTGATACTGTTACATTAGAAAATACTTCATCTGTAAAATCTACGTGTGCAGTTGTACCAGATACTGCAATAGTAGCACCGTCTAGGTTTTGTCCACCTGCAGAATAGTTTGTTCCAGATGCTTCATCAGAGTTACCTGTAACATCTGAGTAGTTTGCTGTTGCTGCGCCATATGTACCAGACATACTGCTTTTAATTAATGCAAGTTTTAACGTGTGCGTGTCCAGATCGTGAGTACCACCAAGAAGCTCCGATTTAAAACTTGTACACATTGCTGTTGTTATAGCCATGTCAATATCCTCAAAGAGTTAAATGCACGAAGAGGCCAGCATTAAGCCAGCCTCTAAGTTTAACTTGATTAAGCAGCGTTGTAACGTGCTGTCACCAATGCTTGTGGGCGTAGAATCTTACGTCCGTAAAGGTGCATACCACGTACAATGTCTGCAAATGAGTCAGGATCTCTGTAGTTCTCAACTTTGTTGATCTGCTCTGCAGATGCTACAGCTTCTTCTTGACCTGCTAGGATGATACCGAAGTTGTCATCTTGTGCAGTTACGCCAGAAGTTCCTGGTCCTGTACCGTCTGTCGGTAGGTTGTTTGAAACATACAGCTTCATGCCGTGAATGTTATCTGCAACCAAGCCGTTCATTAGCTGACCGTTTCCACCGAAGTCTCCGTTAAGAAGACGTGAATCTTCGTCTTTTAACATTTCAACAAAGATTGGGTCAACAACCAAGTAACGTCCACGTGAGTCAACGTTGCCTGTATCCAACTGACGAGCCATTCTTGCAATAACTTGCAATGGTGAAGCTGTTGTAGTTGCTTTTGCAGTAGCGCCTGGTAGTCTAGGTGCTATTGGGATAGAGTCACCAGTAGTAGATGATGAAGCTGAAGTTGTGATGTTAGTCATGTCAGACATGTCCAACTGGTTTACTTTCAAGAACTCACCGTTGATCTCACCTGCTGTTGGGTGCTGTGCAGTACCAGAAACAGCAGTGGAGTATTGACCACTTGAAGCTGTACCTGTCATGTACAGTAAAACATCTACATCAATAGCGTCAGCCATTTTGTATGCTGCTCTGTCTGCAGCTAGGCTTACGAAGTCGATGTGTGAGAACTGCTCTTCGATGTCATCCATTTTGAAAGCAAAGTAGTTAGCTTTGTCGATGGTTAACTGGAAGTCAGTGTCATCTAGTTTCTCTACAGAAATAGCTGTGTGACGCTCTAGTGCGGTTACAGTTACGTCTGGTTCTTTTTGGATGCGTACAACATCCCCTTGATTTGCGATGTCACCAAAGTATGAGTTGTTGGTGATTGCGCTGACAACTGATGCTTTACGTAAAGCGATCTGTGCCTGTTTGGAGTACATGATTGGGCTAAAGTTAGCGTCAAAGCCTCCACTTGCTGATGTAATAGCCATAGTTAAATCTCCTTATAGATATGGCGTGGGTTTAGTACACTACATATCCACCATGAAGAGGCTCTTAGTTCTAGGGTGGTCAGCTATGCTTTGAGAATGCGCTTTCTCGTTGCGCTGGGCCTATACTTTGAGGTAAGTCTTTTGTGTGGCTAGTGCTTATGTTAAGCATACACACTTTAATTGTTGTGTATATGCTATAGTTTTATCTATGATAAACAGTTTGTCAACTATTTTCTTGAAATATCATAAATAAATCTTTTATTACGCTGTGCGTCTAGTATTTCTTCTTGTCTTCTTTCATATTCTTTAATAGACATTGCAGCTACTTCTGATTCACGTATATACTTAGATGTATCATCTGTGTCAGGAACACTGCTTCCTTTTGTCTTTACAGAAGCTGCTGCTGCTTTATCTGAAGAGTTACTCTTTTTAACTTTAGTAGTTATGCCTTTGTCTGTTTTATAAAGATCAATTACACGTGCTACAGACTTTGCATCATCTAAGTTTTCATACAAAGCATCTTGTACCCACTTAGGTTGTTCTTCTGCCCAGTTATGAAAAGAATCATCTGAACGTATTTCATTAAAGTCAGGATGCATAGACGCTAGTTCAGCTTCAGCCTTTTCACGTTTAGCTGTAATACGTAGCTCTTCAAACTCAGCCATACGTGATTCAAGATCTTTTGCTGTAGCCTTAGACTTCTTATCAGCAATAGCCTCAACTATACCTGCTATATCAGGATACTGCTTAGACCAAGCATCTAGCTCTTCTTCAGACTTAGGTAGTACAAGTTCATTATTTGCTGCTTTATCTAGTTGTGCTTGTAATGCTTCTAGCTTTGTGTTGAACTCTTCTTCTTTTTTCTGTGTATGCCTACGCAGATCACCATAACGTTTCTTAAAGTTTTTCTCTTCAGCACTTAGTTGAGAGTCATCTTCTTGTGCTTTGGCTTCTGGCTTTTCTTCTTGTTTGGTATCACTCTCTGCCTGTACTGGTTCAGCTTTAGGCTCTTCGCTACTGGGTTGATCTTCAGTACTTTCTTCATCTACCACACCTCTAGCTTCCAGTGCTGCTTTTTTCATAGCAAGAAACTCTTCTTCGTCTTTCTTGATACGTTCTTCGTTGTTTAAGTATCCACCTCTTCCCATCATTACTTTTGGGATTGTAGGTTTTACCATAGGATGTGGTTTCGCTGTTTCGCTTGTAGCCATTTGTTTTCTCCTTATGTTGGGGTCAGCCGAAGCCGAGTGGCCTTATAGTTATTTGGATATTATTTTTTCTTTTTATTAGCTTTCTTCTTTTTGCTTTTCATCAAACCGCCTTGGTTTTTACCGCCACCGCCATAGGTGCGTCTACCACCACCAGAGGTAGGTCTTCCTGGTTCAGCATATGGGTCTTGAGATGGTTTTGTGTAAGCTGGAGGTGGTGGAGCAAAGCTTGGTCCATCATCATCATCGTCATCGTTACTGCTTGTTGGCCTACCTGGTTCTGCATATGGATCACTACCAGGTTGAGTGTAGGTAGGTGCAGGAGGTTTAATTGTTGGCCCCTTATCGTCATCATCATCTTTTTCTGTGCCTGGGGCTTTGTAACCACTAAACGCTTTTGCAGCAGCTTCTGCAGATGCTTTCTCTATTTGTTCCAATATTTCTGGACTGAAACCTGTAGTTGTTTCTGGGGTTTTTGTCTCAGGTGTATAAGCTTCTGTTACACCGTATTGATCAGGTAACATGTCATATGTAGGACCGTCTAACTTAGGTAAGTCAGGATCTTCTACTTCTTTTCCTGTTATGTCATCAATAAGCTTACCAACCACTCCTTTTTGTTGTGGTCCTTCGGCTACTTCTTTTAGGTTCTCTAAGTACTCTCTTTCATATATTGGCAAGTCTGTTGCTTCTAGCCTTCTATTTATTTCTTCTACTGTTTTCTTGTTATGGTTCTTTTGTGCGAGAGAAAGTACAACTCCAAGTGCACCAAGACCAAAAGGAGGTGGTGCTTTTAAGTTTTTAACTTCTGTGCTTAGTTCATCTATAGTAAGTTCTTTATAGCTAAAAGGTTCTGGCATATCTGGGCCATCATCATCGTCATCACTACCACCGCCACCACTTGGTTGCTCACCTGGATCTACAGTTACAGGTTCACTACCTACAGGATAGTAGCCAGCAGGTATGTCCTGCATAGGCTCACCGTCTAAGAACATAATAATTATTTTATGCCCTGCAGCGTTTTGGTATTCACGAGCTTCCATCTCACCACCGAATACACCTTGGTCTAAGCCTATTTCTTCGCCAAAGCCTCCAGTTGTACCTTCTTGTACTACGTCTGAATCTTCAATAGGTGTTGGTAGTGAAAGTTTTGGTGGTTCAAATGTGTACTCAGTAACACCTGCCTCTTTTGCTGCAGCAGGACTAGAGTATGCAGTTCCATCAGGGCCATAAACAATAACCATTGCAGTTGGCATACCACCTTCATCGTAGCCTAGACCTTTTAGGAATCTTTGACCAAAGCTTTCATCACTACGTAGGTTTTGTCCTGTGTATGCTTCTTCTACTTGTCCTGCCTCCCTTGTAGGAGATGCTTTTTTAGTTTTCTTGTTACCTGAAAAGTCTCCTCCAAAGTTTATCTGTTCAGCTAAGGAAGGACCACTAGCATCATCAGATGTAGGAGGTTTTCTATCTAGTGTTACTCTACGATTTTTACTTCTGTTATCGTCATCATTTCTGAAAGCAGAACTCATCTGTTCTCTTATTTGTTCATATCTATTCTTGGGCTTATCTTTATTAGCTTGTACTCTTTGGCTAATCTGCTTAGATGAACTGCCTCTGTCTTTAGCTGCTTGGAACCTGTCTCTAACAGACTGCTTGTTTTTCTCAGCTTGTTTTTTGTTTGCTTCTCTAATACCTGCAAAGAACTTACCTAAGAAAGCTTCTTCAGGCTCTTCCATCATTTCATCTGAGTCATCACCCATATCCATTACTTCTAGGTCAGCCATCTCTAAGCCTAAACCAGACTCATCTTCCATAGGAATAGGTTCACCACCAATACGTCCGTCTTCGTCCATCTTAGCGTAGCCTATCTTAGCAGCTTGACGTATATCTTCAAAAAACTTTACACCAAAGAATCTAACTACATCAGCAGGTATGACCATCTCACCTTCGCTTAGTTGCGCTGGTATATCATCTCGTACTTCTTTTGCTGATGAGCCTAATGGTATCTCATTACCTGATACAGGATCTATACCCACCGTATTGTCAGGTACTTCTCCAAAGCTCATCTCCATTTGTTCTTCAAGTGCCATTATTTAATGTCTCCCTAAGTAGCTTTAGCTTTCTGAGTACGTCTATAGCACCCTGCTGTCTGTACACTATCACAGAATCATTGGCTGATTCCATTGTACGTTGTCTCATACTTATTAGATCGTCTATATGTTCTTTAAACTGATCGTAACACTCTTTGTCATTAACCAACTGCTTGAGGTGCATTACCTGTAAATCCTTGCTCTCCAGGCGTAGGTGCTGTACCTGTGCCTATTTGTGAACCTCCACCTCCAGATGTGTCAGCTACGTCAGGAGTGTTTACACCTTCAGCACCTTCAGGGGCTGCTGCTGGTGCTTGAAATGCTTTTAGTATTTCTGCCTGTATAGCTGCGTCTTGCATAGAGTTAGTAACTTTATCAGGGTCTAAGTCCATGCTCTTAGCAATCTCCCTTATAATATAATCCATCTTAGCAAAAGGTGCAAGCACTGGATTCTGTGCTACCTGTAAGAACTGCATCAAGCGTTGGCTACGTACTTCGTTAGCCATCAAGCTTTCTGTACCTGATGCATTTACTTCTAAGTCACCCTTAATGTCTTCATCATAGTCAAACTGCATGTTGAATGCAAAGAATGCTTTGCCTAGTGGTCTGATTAGATAGTCATCAACATTTTTTACAACAGTTCGTATAGAGCCGTTAGCTGCAGACATAAGCATACTAATCCCAGAAGCAGTCCTTCCCACTCCTGATACCCCAGTTTGTCCATGTGCGAACGAAGGAAATCCCGTACTCTCATCAGCTAACTGCCTCGCTTTGTCAAATAGTTGCATATTTTCATTTGCTACATTGGGAAACTTTGTACCGAAGATACCTTGACCTGGCGCACCTCCCTGTCTCCGAAACACTTTACCAGGGTACACAGACATGTCTTGGCCTGGTACTAGGTTAGTTTCATCGACTTCAATGATAAGATTACCAGATAATGCAGCATTGTCAATAGCCATACGCATAAAGCCATTCATTAATGTCTGTGTATCATCCATGTTCTCAGCAATACCTACACCAAAGAAGGAGTACGGGTTATGCTCGAAGGGTGTTGCATAGTAAGGAATACGTGTAGGCTTGAATGGGTTTAGTACAAAGCGTAATACTTCACCGTTACATGCCCATATGTTACAGTTAACTTCATCCATCTCAGCTAACTCATCAGGTATGTTTACGCCATGCTCTTCTAGTATTTTTACATCAACGTAACCCCAGAACTCTAACACTTCCCAACGCTCAGAGTTTGGTTGTGTGTCATCATCTTCCATAGTCATTTCCCAGTACTTCTGGGTATAGTCTGGTCCTGCATCTACAGCTTTTTGTACTGCATCATCCATAAAGTATGGGCGATTCTTTAATGCTCTTAGTTGTGTTCTTGACATCTTGTGTCTTTCAACAACGTATTCTGCATCCTGCATAGAGTGGGCTTCAGGGTCAGGATAGAAATCCCACACACTTACATGACTACACTCTGGTACTGTTTTTACTAAAGGCTCATACTCGCCATCTTCGTTCCAGTTAGGATACTCTTTATCTACAGCAAATGGTCCTTTCATAACACCAGTTCCTAGCAGTGCCATTTCAAATGCCATGCTTCTTAGGTGTACGTTAGCTCCACTCTCTTGTAGTTGATCGTGTATTTTCTTTTCCATCTTCTTAGCTGCAATAGTTGCAGGATGAAATGTAACAGTTGTAGGTGAAGTACCAGAACCTTCTATTATCTTTTCAGATACAGCTTCTAGTTTGTCTTCTAGTGGACCTAAACGACCCTGTAAATCTTTTAGTGTTTCACCAGGTCTTAGCTCTGTAACACCATCAATAAGGTAAGGACTTGGAGCTTC